ATATAATGGAATTAAAGTAGTCGTTTAAATTGTTGAAATCTTGATTTTGTATGAACTTGAGCAAGTTGAAATACTGTTTGTTCTTGAGTTGTAAGAAATTTATAGTTCTGTTGTCTGTAATCTTTATGGGTATAAAGAAATCTTTGATCACATGAATACTTAAAACAAAGTATTAAAATAACAAATTATAAGAACGCGTAAGGGTTTATTGAGCCAATACCGTTTTGGAAGGAAGTTATTCTTGGAATTTGGCCATTTGATATTCTGTTGATAATATCTGCAACAGGCAGATACAGATTGTTTTCAACAGTATAGTTGCTGTATGTCCAGCGTGTGTTGTAGATCTGTTGCTTTTCATCAGTGTACTCCAGAGTCTGTGTACTGATACTGTAAGGAGCACAATTATAAAAGGTATACACTTTGCGAGGTATCATAGACACACCATTGTATGTTCTAGTGTATTGTAACAAGGTCATGTTGGCTTTCATGTTATACTGGTCTTTTTTTCCTGGTGTGTCACCTGGTCTGGCAGCCAATCCAAAATGAGAAGTGAGAATTGTCCAAGGTCTCAAAACAAAGTCAACAAAAGAAGTATTTGTTTCACGGAAATCAATTGCCAATTCAGGAAATGTGTCTGTTCTTCTGCCTCCTAAAATACCAGGTAAGAATCCTCTGTTGTTTGGTATACTGATTGATTCAGGTGCAAATTCTTCCACAGGAACTGTAACAGAATATGCAAAAAGACATCCAACTATTTTCTGCAATGGAAAGCTTTTTAAAATGGTAGCTGCTGTGGATATATCAAAACCTTTTTTACTGCCATCTACTCGTTCCAATCCTTGTATGACTTGTGTTCTTATGGCTGCTGGATAATTGTCAATGACAATAACCCATTGGGTTGACATGGGAATCGAGGTAAACCAAGATTCCATTTGTGTGAGAAAATAATCTCTAACACTAATAATGGGCACACCAGGAATATTGAAGCCAAAAAGATTGATTGCTTGAGGTGCAAATAGTGTGTTGGTACCGTTGCCCAAGCCGGTAAAATTCTGTCCAAGTGAATTTAAAGCATCGGTAAGAGGGTTATTCACCTAATTATTTAAGAAAAAATAATATTTTAGGTAACATTTCTCCAATAGTGGTAGGAGAGTGTAGCAGCAAATTCAATAGTGTTACCAGTTCCATCAGAGATGTTGTATGTAAGAGCTCCAACGCTTCTTACTGATACACCCACTAGCTGATACTGTGCAACTTTGTTCATTTGATTGTCCAGCTGAACAAGATCAATGACTGCAGTCTGATTGGGTGCAAAGTAATTACCGGTGCTTGTGGCATCATTGAAAATATCTTGTGACCATGTTTCAAACTTCTGGCGAATCTTGGACTGTGCATCAGCGTAGAAGGTTAATGTATAAGCATCAGAACCAGGGTATGTTGCATTGCCAGGGAGATTGAAGTTTAATCCCATGTACGGTACAGAAACATTGGTAATGCTTCTTTCAGGTAATGAAGCTGTCTTAACATACACGAGGTCATTATCATCGAATGTAACAGTACTTGCACCACCAGTGCTGATGGAAAGTACTCTGAAGTTATAATCACGAGTAAATTCGCGATTCTGCGCTACTCTGTAGAAGTCTTGAATGAGTTGATTTACGTCTGCCATATAATTATTTATCCTTAAGCAACAATCTCCTGGAAACTAACGCCGGTTCTTGTTGCATAGAAGTTAGCAAGAATATATTCAGCTGTTCTCACAGGCTTAATATAGATATCTATAACCAATGTATTATCATCCACAACAGATGCTGGGTTGTTTCTTTCATCACAAATTAACAAGTAGTCATATATGCCTTGTGTATTCTTTGCATTTTCAAAGATGGGTGTCAAGGTATTAACAACTTGTGTTCTTGTGAAGAGTGTGTTGGGTTCAAATACAAAGTACTTGATGGTATTCTTTGTAGCTGTCTCAAGGTTCAAGAACAATCTGCGCACATTAATTCTATCAAATGCACTGGGTCTCTGTTGCAGAGTCTTTTGACCAAAGATTACAAATCCTTCTGCAGGGAAGAAAGCCACAGGGTTGAGACTCTGTTTGTACAGATCATCTCTTTGTTTCTGCTTAGGATATATGGCAAGATCAGTTATGCCTGTTACAACACCGCGAGTAAACCCAGCAGGTGCATACCAGGGTTGATAATTTGTGTCAGTGTTTGCAAAGCTAGCTGCAGCAAACCCAGAGAATGGAACCCACACATCAAGATTTGAAGCAATATCAGATACTCTCACACATGTTGCAAATGTACAGCTATAATTTGAATCAATTCCAGAGAATTGATTCTTTAGCGGCCAATATATGTCTGTGGAAAAAGCTTTGTTGGGATTATCAATGGTTTTGAGCCCACCAGAAACAAGAATGTTTGTTAATGGATCAAGTATGGCCATGTTGTCCTTGCGGGTGTTCTGTGCAAAGTTGACTAGCTCTGTGGCCACTTCAAGATATTTTGAAGCAGCATCAGGCAATGTGGTTGCTCTCTGAGAAGTTAATGCATTAAATGCTGAATCGTATGGCACAGAATCATCAAAGTAGCCAGATGTTGCAGGGTTAAATGAGTTGACATACACTGTTCCCAGACCTGCCTCAACAACAATATTGAGAGGATACAGATCAGCGTTGTCAACCTTGCCAAATAATCTCTGTAGCTTGGTTGGTACACTGCCAATCTTCTTTGTGTTGAGATCCTGACTTGTGTAGTCACCAATAGGGAACAATGCATCAGTATCACCAATAAGATTTCTGAAGGATTCTACTGTAGCTTGTGGTGCACCAACACGTGTTGTGTAATCACCACCGCTCTCACCATCCAATGGCTGTGCTAGACGTGTGCTTAGGAAGCGGGTCTTCTTGGTAGGAACACCATTGACATTGAGCCATGTAGGTCCATTCTTATTGGAAATGTATGGATTAATAAGAGTTATAATCTGTAAAGATTGATCATCTTTATTTTCCATGAAGAAGCTAAGGGCAGGTCCACCATTTTGGCTGTTGATCTGTCTGTTAGCATCAAATGATGCAACATAACTCTCTTCTAGAACAAATCCTAATGCAATTGTATCAGGAGAGAATACAGTTTGGCGTAGTTTAAATACACCAAACATTACTGTATCATCATACAGATCATTGCTAATTGGAAAGGTAGGGATATCTTCTAAAATTTGTGAAATACTTCCAGCAGGGCTAGATTTTGTAGCAGAAAGAGCAAAGTCCAGTCTTGCCTGTGGCAACTCAACAAAATTATTTGTAAAGGCGTTTGGGGTATTGATGGAATACACTTGTTGCACAGTATCATATTCTGTTGCAGGATTGAGATTAGTGTTGTCTATTGCACCAAGATAATAACCTTCAAATCTGCTGTTGATTGTGGACTGTGACTTGTTGAGTACAACCATTCCTGCATATTGGAGAGAGGCAATGGTGTTGAATGCAGTGGTACCACCATAACCAGATGTATTGGCAGACCATGTGAAGGCATCACCTCTGAGTATGCTGAGATATTCTTCTTGTGTTAATCTAACATGTGTGGGCTTGCCAAAGAAATATGTGGAAGAAGCTGCTGCAACGTATGTTGAAGAAACACCATTAACATATGATACAACAGGATATACTAGTGCACTGAAACTGTCAGAGGTATCAATACCTGATCCTGTACCATATGGCATTCTGTATACTAAAACATCAGAAGGGCTTTGAAAGACTGCTTTAACAGTGTGATAGAAATATCTTTCTGCACCATTGGTGGGTTGGCCGTAAATTTGTTCAAATTCAGATAGACTTCCAACTTTAATTGCTTCTGAAATAGGGCCTTTTGTAGCGAAACCAGGAATTAAAACCGTTGTGGCAGCATTACCAACTGCTCGCAATGAAAGATCTACTTCACTTATTTGTACACCAGGACTTTGAATTATTCGACTCGCCATATAAAGTATTTATTGATTCTGGACTAAAGTTTTGAGAAAAATTATAAACTATCAACATTTTCTACTAATCTTACATAGAATTGTGAATAAGCAAAGGTAAAGGTGGTTTCCAGTTCATTTGAAGTGCGGTAATTTAAATCTAAAGCACCTAGACTTATTGGAAATGCTTTTTTAAAAATAAATTCTACAGTGCGTTTATCATATTCATCTAAGGAAAATAAAGACAAGTCAGCAGTATAATCAATATCCACAATGGGTTTTTTGGCTCTATCTGTTGGATTAAAGAATTTACCTGTAAGATTATTTTTATCATACAAACCTGTGGCATCATCATTCAAAAAATTAAGCCAAGAGTATATTGTCCAATAATTGTTGAATCTGTTGTCCACAGTGAACCCCACGGCAACAGGGTCCCATGCAGGGCGTGTAAGACTTGATTGTGCATATGTCTGTCCTCCATATAGTGTATCAACTTTGGGTATATTGATTGCAGGTATGGTAGCAGAAAAAACAGAAAACTGAATAGAGTCAAAAGATACTTTTTCATCTCTTCTTTCAAACTTGCTATCTGTCTTTCTTATGCTAGGTGGCAAATTGAGAACTAGTAAAAATTTATCTTGACGTTGTTTGTTGAAAGGGCTTTGAATGTATGTGCTGTTCAAATCTGTCATTTTAGAAACCTCCAGCCTTGTCCTTGCAAGTCACTAACATCATTGAAATTGTCTTCATTATTTCCTTGCATGATGATGGGCAAGGGTGTGAAAGCTGTTCTGTCTTTTTCATTGTTGTATGAACTTGATGGGTTCACATAATATTTAATGCCGTAGTCCAGTGCTCGTATCTTTAGTGGTTTCTTGTTGTCATCAAATTCCACAATCTCAAGATACTTTTCAGCCAACTCATTTTCAAGAATAATTAAAGCCCATACCAGAGACATTACTCTGTCATCCCAATTGTCTGCCCCAGGTTTGGCGCTCCATGTGCCATTGGCATAACGAATAAAATTCTTAAGCTCAATGAGCGTTTGCATATCACGAATCTTGACTACTTTTAGCTCATTAATCCAGTAGCGCATATTGGTGATGCCTTTGTACTTTGTATTGGTGTGGGCTTGTACGCCAATTTTATTGACCATCGCTCTGATGCCATATGAAACAATGTTT